CACATTTTGTCCTGGGAATGTCAACAGAAAGAAGGCATTAATCTTGTCGTCAAATCCTGTGACGCCATAGACTGGGAAAGATGTTTCCAAGGCTTCATCCACCAAAATGGTTGGATAATCTGCTCGAACAATTGAGCACCTTTTCAATCCATCAATCCGTCTTTGCTCTCCGTTTACAAAAGCTCCAGCTGGGCTCGTGTAATTCACAGGATCATTGGGCTCGAAAGCTTTTCCATCAAACACGGATCCAGCAAGGTCAAAGGCCCAGTCCATCCAAACTCGACCTCCAGCATATTTGATGCTTCCAAAGGCGTAGTTTGCTGTAATCTCGCCTGGGGTGACAATTTGGAGGTTGCTGGCGTTGATTGCTGATACGAAGGGTACCATTCCAACACTGTATTCAGAGTTGTGAGTGGTTGAATCCCCTTTGTAGTAGTTTCCCTGTGGGTTACTCACACTGACTGCTCCTGAAACGTTCCAGTCTGGGCAGTGCATGTAGTCTACTTGGTAAGCGAAATTCCTCTTAGGAAGTTCGTAGTCTCCGTCGATGTGTAGCCTCATTGTGGCATTATATCTCGGAAATTCCAAGATTTCATCCAGTCCATAGACACTTTGAACTGGGGCGGAGAAAGCAGGAACTGGTGGCAGTCCACTTTGAACCGAAAGGGTGGTATCTTTCAGTCCTGTAAAGCCTGCATTGGCTGCCAGTCTGTGGTTCACTTTCATGTTGAGTGAAACTGCGCCAGGATCTCCAAGAGTGTTCTCAACTTTGGAATAGATCGCAACAACAATGCCTGGACGTGGAATAAGTCCGTTAGTCATTTCTCTAGGTCGAAACACTGAATCAGCGTTTGACAGAGTCATTGTTCCGGTTGCTTGCATGTTACTCTGGATGATCTGGTATTTCTGCCTCCGCTTCAATTGTGCAAGTGTGTAAGTCTTCGAAATGTCTTCCACCCACGCAAAAATGAGTGCACCACGGATGTTGGTGGCAGAAAAGAGTTCCACCATGAATTCTTCGTCTCCATAGATGTATTTATGGAAGGCAGCATAGTTTGCAGCTGCCGAATTCATGTGAACGGTGTCTCCATATCCAACTTGGTAGACCACTGTCCCGATTGTTTGGTTGCTACTAATGGAAACCTCGGTTGCAACTTCGTAATTATACATAGCTTGCTCGAGGTCGACAGTGTAGCCGGTCATCAAGTTGGCAAGAGGGCCTACACCTCTTGTCCCGTCAACAATCGGGGCGTCACTTCCTGTCAAGGGAGTCAGCATCGATCCGGCTGTACTCATTGGTGCCGGATTTGGGGCAGACTGATGGTCCGCCTTGGATCCATCGACGTGGATCCCTGGTGTTGGGTGAGCTGACTTCGAGTGATTGAAAAGCTTCTCAGGATTAGAGTTGGTCATCGTGCAATGGTCGCATCGATACATCCTGTAAAAGAGACAATCTTTCGTGTGACTGGTCTTCAGGCAGTTCGGGCATTCCTTTGTTCCATGTGAGTTGGACATGTGGTTCGCGTACTTTGAAAATACCACGAACTTCATATCACATGGGCAGACAAAAGTCTCGAACTGTGGAGCCTCTTCGTTCATACGAGCGACTCCTCTTGCGAGAATTTCATTCATCTGCTTCAGATGCTCTTCACTCTTCATTGAGTTGAAGGGGTTGTTCTTGCCTTGGGCATAAGAATCAACGATAGCCTTAACGGCATCAGCATCTGTGGGGTGCCTTCTCCTGACACAAGCAATGGCATCAGCACACATCTCCTCCATAATCTCTGTGGTGATGGTAGTCTCATTAGCATGGTGCTGATAATGGTGCTCATTGTTTGCGTAGTGATGCTCTAGGGCTTCTGTCCAGTGCTGGCCTTTGATCTTTTCAAACATGAAAAGTTGGTAGCCGAGCATCTCAACACTGGAGAACTTTGACTTATCATGATTAGGGAAAATTTTCCCATACATCTTCCTTCCGAAAGAATTGATGAGCACCCTGTGTTCTTCTGTATCCTTGAAGTGTTCGGAACAGTCGAAGGTGTTCTCTCTCAGAAAGAGTGCATAATCCTGATAATTAGCCTCAGCCATTTCACCACATTCTCTGTGTTTTGTGGTGAATTGAGGCGTGAGTGGATTTGTTCCACATTTTGTACATGTAAATGTATTCATTTTGTCGCTCTGAAAGTTTGGAAAGTGATCGTTAATCGGGTCTTTCAAACCTTTGGAAATTTCACATTTAGGCATGGTATTGCCGTCCTTAATACCACGTCGGTCGACCATCTCTCCTAGGCGAAGTCTCTCAATCCATAAGGATTCTGCTTCGGCATAGGAGGGGATGTACTTTAGATCGACATTATAGACTTTGGCATTAGCGAGTGCGCATTTTCGCACTTTGTGAAAGAAGTCTTGTCCCCAGAGGGCTGCTTCAAAGCATGTTCCCTCAAGAATAGGTCCTAAAATCGCTGGACTCTTGTTTCGCGTGAAAAGCAACGTTTGCTCGATCGATTCGTGTTTCAATCCACCAACGATTCTTCCATGGAAAGATACTGGGAACCTCGAAATAAATGAGGTTTCTTCCATTGGCTCAAATTCACTCTCTTTTCCGTCTTTTGCGGCAGGAGTGACTGTGAGTCCAATTTTGTTCTTTTGTTCTTTGATGGTAAAATAATTGATGTAAGGCTCGTAATCTTTCGAAACAGCCGTTATCTCATCATCTCCATGATCTCTCGATGTAACGTTGGCCAAGATTTCTGACATGAAAGGCTGGTAGCCTTTCTTCTCATAATAATTTTGGAGATGCAGTAAAACCTGACCAACTGGTTGCACAAAGAGTTCATATAGTTGGTGAGATAGATTCCACTTGAAAGTGATCCATTGATCTCAAAGCATGAAGAGTTTAGGACTTCTATCCGATCAACCATTCCATTGACAATTCTCGATGCCGCTTTGAAATCTTCGGGGGAGAAGTGCTCGGAGCAAAGATTCATGATGATCTTGACTGCTACTTGCATGATGCGCCTTGGAATTTTCTTATCCCAGGCACTGTAGTCTCCTGTGAAGATTCTCCCCTTGTTGGAAAGGTCGGTGTAAAACGTGTGGAAATCCTTGTAAGGATCCAATCCAACGGTGAAGGGCAACTTGTGTAGATTATTATGGGCAAATCCCATGGACCATCCAAAATACTTTTTGTCCGCAAACAATTGCATATAATCCACATTTGAGAAAAGTCTGATTTTTCCGTCTTTCTCGACTTTCTTTCTCGGAAGGAGCTCGTCCTTCAGAGTGGCTGTTGATGGCCAGTACGGCGTGAAATCATCATCCGAGGTCTTTAAGTACGCCAAGTACTGGAACAGATAGTCATTAGCCGGACAGTCGATGAATCTGTAAACATCTCCTTCTTGCACGAAGAGATCTTTCTTCTTCGAGATGTTGAATAGTTTCTTGAAGGTGTAGCCTGTTGATTTAGTCATGTCAAAGCCTTTTATTTGTGACAAAGGCCCTGAAGCTACTCCATTGACAACCTCGAAATCCCTAAGGACTCTGCACTCTCTGTCTCCAATATGGTCTGACAAGTAAGAAGTGTAGTCTGTTTCGAGGCGTGCAAGAATGTCTTCGTCAAATTCGGGTTCCGTAAGGACCATTTTCGCGAGCTGGTTGTATGCTCGATCAGGTTTTCCCTGAGGATTTTTGGCCCATTTGTCTCTGACCTCTTGTGTGAAATATCTAAGAGGTTGGATCGATGGAATCTTATCTGGAGGCGTTGATATTGGGTGCGCCAAAGGCTGGAATTCTGTGGTTTGAACACTTTGAATGTAAGCCTTTTTGTAAGTTCCAAGATATTTGATCCTGTCGTTTTCTTCGAATGGATCTTCTCCATTTCCTCGCTCTCCTAGTGTGTTCAGGAGACCAATTTCGCACATCTTGTTCGTTCCTGGGAACGGTACGAATTGCATCGCTTCTGCCGATTGATGTTCTCTTGCCATGGATTCTAAGATCTCTCTAGTCACTAAGGCCGCTCCAATGGTACTTTGATTTCCCAAGCCGAAGGAGTGAATGCCAATGATGATCCCTGTTCCTCTCGTGTTGGTATTTAAGAGGATAGGTGATCCGCAATCTCCTTTCGTTGTTAGAGCTGTTGAACCTCCGAAGTGAATATTAATCACGTTCTTGACGAATTTCTGGCAGGTGTGGACAGGGGTTTCAGTATCGAAGACTGAGAAGCCCCAGTGGACAGTGCACAAATCTTTGCGCACCAGGTGAATCCCGCAAGAATGCTCATCTTCTAGGAAGAGCTTATTCTCGGAGACAAACATGTCAACGATGTCCTTTCCTGGTGGAAATGTCTTAGATTCCACTTTGAGAATCATCACGTCCTGGCTGTCGTCTTTGTAAGTGATGATCGCTCTGTAGGTGATATCGTCTTTGACAACCCAAACTTTCTCGTTATCTTCTACAACTAAATGGGCGTTGCAGAGGATTTGGTTTCGGCGGAAGTTTAGTCCAAATATGGTGCTCTTGGTTGTGAACACTCTAACCGAAGCATTTTTGATTCTTTGAGAGACAACGGTTAGTAAGTCTGGTGGGACGTCAGGAAGATGCAAATCCAAGGCAGGTTGAAGTTCCTTGCTTTGGTGGTGAATCAGCTTTTCCCTTCTCTTTCGGTACCAGGTGTTATCATAGCCAAAGTCAGCCGATTGATGGAATCGTTTTCCGACAAAGATTGTTGGTTCGGCCGTAGCGTGTCCTGATTCATCTGCAAAAGTCGCTGTTTGAGCGCCTCTTTCCATTCTCCAGGATTTACCTTCTCTGATGTGAACGTGTTGGCCATATCGTTTGGCGACTCGTTTGATCCTCTCCGCGTCTTTGGCATCGATCTTTTCCCATCGTCCTGTGACTTCGTCATAAAGCCAAGCTTGGTGCTCTGTCTCTGCTTCGTCATTATAGTTGTTATAAATGTGTGACAAAGCGAGGGTCTTTAAATCCTTGTGCTTGGTCTTCTGGCTGGACTTGTCTGGAGTTTCTTCTTCAGTGTCATCAGCTGTGTAGCCGAAGAGTTTGTTGAAAATGTACATGGAGACAACAATGCTAGAAAGCAATCCTATGATAGAAACAATTAGGATTGATCTTCTTGTGCTTTCATCTGATGGATTGTTGTTCCAAGGATTCAACATATTCTGGGGTTGAATGCATCCACCGTCTATCGAAAATTTCTCTTCTTTGACTGGTTGTGCTAGAACAGTGTCCATTTGATCTTTCAATGTATCGGTCACAAACAGAGCCAAATTGGTGTTCATGGCTGGTACTTCCGCTTGGTCTTGAATGACAAAGCTAAACTTATCACCTTGGAAGGTTAAAAGTAAGCTTTCAGAGATAAAGAATGACTCATGGAGTTTTTCGCGTCTTTTCCGTGCTTCCCGTAGGAGAGCTCTGACGTCTTCTTTGGCTGCTTCTCTTGATAAAGCAGTCATCCCATTGAAAGATGCGGTGAGTCGCTTGGCTTCACTCTCAACGTTCGCAATAGCTTTTTCAATTCGTGCTACTGGTACGCTTGGTGCCAATGTCATGGGAACAATTTGCAAGACGTGGTTGACGTATTGGTAGAGATCTTCGTCTTGATACCCATTATGAATACCTTTCAGGAAAGTTTGCCAATTGGTGTCAATGGGGTCTCCTTCGGTACGGACCACGAAATAATAGTGACCTGGTTCGCATCGTGCGGGGGTGTTATCCTGATCAACGATGTGAACAATTGGGTCTTCACCAACTACTAGCTCACCCAGTATATCAACGATAATATTTCTTGCGGTTCTAGGATCGAAAGGAATAGCATCAAAGATGTAAGGGTTGTGATTTGCAGATTGGTGCATGGTGGTCTCGACTCTGGCATCATAATCAGCGAGTTTGTTCTTAAATTTCTCATGATTGATGGAGTGTTGTCTCAAAAGTTGTTGAATTAAATCATCGAGGCTAATTTTTGCTACGCCTGATGCTTTGGGACAATCTTTTCCATCTCTGGGTTCTCTGAAAGAACAAATATCCTTGACAGTGTGGAAACATGGGGTGTACTTGGTCTGGCTTGTTCGTCCAAGCTTAGGATCGTGGGTCTTGTTGTGAAAGTAAATGCCATTTAAACGGCTATTCACTGAATCTACCCATGCTGTTGATCCCATATTTCCTGTGTGGTTGAGTCTTGCATAGTTGGAGATCGTGAAGAAAAACTCGTGCTGAGGCTTCATGTTCTTGAGTTCAATAGCTGCTCCGTCCATATTGACGTTTTGGACTGAGGCTAATGCGTTGAACATATCGAGGATAGGATCATCCTGTTGTTTTGCGAGAAATTCATCCTTGAGCATCACTTTTTGTCCGAAGTAACCTGAAAAGTAACTTGAACCTGGTGATAGCTTGAAAATCTCTTTTTCATGAAGCTGTACTCCCAATTGTGTTAGTAATTTGGGAAGGAAAGTGTCCTGCACGAAAGTTGTTTTTCCGTGTCCAGCTGGACCAAAGAAATGGCGACAAATCGGATCCATCCTGATATCGCTTCTAGCGTCCATGAGAGCCTTATAACTATGTAAAAGCTCTTCAAGGGCAGCGAGGACTCTATTGAGTCTG